ACGGCAGTGTTGTAATCGCCAGTCGTGACTGCGCTGAGCGACTGCTCGCCAATAGCAGTGTTTCCAGCACCAGTTGTATTCAACTGTGCAGCAAACCGACCAATGAAAACGTTGTTGAAGCCAGTACTGAGTGCGGTCCCAGCGCTGGCACCAATAGAAACGTTTTGGTGGCCCGTGGTGATGTTGCCTGATGCGGCATTGCCAACGGCAACGTTGTTGCTTCCGGTGATAGCAGTGCCAGACCCAACCATGGCATCGTTGCCAATGGCGGTGTTGCCTACTGCGGTGGTAATAGCACCGCCAGACCTTCTACCAACAGCAACGTTTGAGTTAGCCGTTGTGCATGAACCTAGCGATGCAGATCCAATAGCAACATTATAGAGACCACTAGACGATGGGGCAGAGAGGGCCTGGTGGCCAATGGCAATACTGTCGTTCCCTGTATGCTGCTGGCCAGCCTGGGTACCAATGGCAATTGTGCGGTTGACCTGAGCAGAGATACCCATGCTCCTATCGCCAATCGCTACATTGTCATTACCAATTGTAAGCGACGTAAGGGCACCATTTCCAACAGCACAATTATTGTTTCCAGTTGAATACTGAAGAGTTTGATTGCCAATTGCAGTGTTGTAATTGCCTGAAACATTTGTATAAAGAGCAAATGCACCAAGCGCAGTGTTATAGAAGCCTGTGGTGTTTAAGCGGAGTGCCTGCGATCCAATGGCAGTTTGGCGACGCCCTGTTGTATTTGAGCCAAGGGCATAGCCACCAAAAGCTGTGTTAAAGTTTCCAGCAGCATAGTTTGGTCCAGCAGATGGAAACTGCTTTGGAACATAGGTATTAGCAGCAAGTGCTCCATAGCCATACGCTTCGTTAGATGGCTGATCATCAGTCGAAGCGGGATCTAGCGTAAGGAGACCATTGCAAAAACCCCATCCAGCCGGAATTGTCGTGACCCGATAGCTAGCCCCTGCTAAGTCAATGGATGTATTGGGAAATGCAATTCTAGCAGAACTGATAGCAACTGTATCGTTTGTAGTGTTATCACCAACGGCCCCAAAGTCCTTTACGGACACGACATCCTTAAGCTTGGAATCAACAGTCCTGGTAGCTGCACCAGTGCCACTTTGGGTAAATGACAGCTTGGTGGCCGAAAGGCCCGCGTTGATCGACCAGACCGTCCCCCCGACTGACGTCGTGATCTCGCCTTTGTCCCCGTTTGGGATTGCTCCCAACGCAACGCCAACCAAGCTGTCGTCGAGTTCTTGCTGGGTGTAAATAGACTGCCTGGCGTTCGTGTCGAGATCAGCTGCAACCAGCGTTGCCCCATCGGCAAAGTCGACAAGAGGTGCCGTCAGTGGCGTCTGCCGGTACACCCGCACCGCTGCCCCGTTGGCGGGGGTCGTGGTGACTTGAATCAAGCTGTCGTTGACCCAGGTGAACGCAGCGGGAGAACTGGCCACAGTCACGGCCACGTGTTCCCGACGGATGTAGCCAAAGGCAACTGGGAACTGGGTGGTTGACCCGTTGCCCGTGTAATCGTTGTAGGAGTAAGCCATCGGGATCTAACGGGGGGTTGGGGACCAGGACGACTGCATGCCGTAGGCGGCATTAAAGGTGGCCTGGGCTTGGGAGGCCTTGTTTTCTTCGATCATCCTCGCAAGGTTTGGTTCTGATGCCAAGAACTCAGCCTTGATGAAAGGCTTGTAGTAGTTGATCTCCTTGTTGATGCGGATGGCGCGGGCGCTCTGGGTGGCTTTGCTGGCCTCCGGGGGCGGCAGCTGCCAATAGCTGGAACCAGGGGCCACCATGGCGCTCAAGCCCTGGTGCAGCGTCGATCCACGACCGGGTGGGATGAACTGGCTGGTGATCACGGCCAGCTTGTTCAGCTGGGTCTGGTTCATGCGGAAGTTTGGCAAGCCCAGCTCGTTGGGTCCCCAGATCTGAAAAGCGGTGCCGCGACCAGACAACCGACCCAGCTCGATGTCGACCGGGTCCTTGGAGCCCTCCTTGGTGGGGGTGAAGGCCAAGGGGCTCATGGCGTTGACGGCACCTTTGAGCCACGGCTGGTCCTGTGGCAAGTAGTTGACGCCCCAGGCCTGTTCGATGGCGATTGGCTCACCGGTGAGGGGGTGCAGGATCGGTGGCAGTTGATCCGACAGGCCCGGGATCCTGCCTGCAAACCGCTGCGCCAGCTCATGGGCAAAGGCAAACGGCTGCGGCAACTCGGATTTCTCGATGGCCCGCTGGTACCCATCCGTGCCTTTGCGTGTGTTGTTGAAAATGGCCGGCATGAACCCAGCGAGACGTCGTTGGACGTAGCCAGAGAACGGATCGACCTGGCCCTCGGTCGGCACAAAGCTCTTGTCCTGCAGTTCGGAGACCAAATTGAAAATCTCGCCCATGGACTTGTACATGTCTTTGGTGAATTGGGCAAAGCCCACCTGGCGGGCGGTCTCGGCAACGGACAGGACGAAGTTGGACGCCAGGACCTCCCGGTCCTCCTTGGGCAAGCTGTTGTTCAGGCTCATCTGCAGGCCGATCAACGAGAACACGTTGCTGACCGTGTCCAGGGCTTGCAGGTCCCACCACCGTGTCGTGTCACCAGTGGCCGGGTTCTTGAACCGGATGGAGTACGGCTGGGAGCCAAGGCGCTGCATCTTGGCCCTGGTTTGCGGGTTGTACGACCCAGGTCCGCTGAGCTCAACGAAGCCGCTGGTGGCCAGCATGACCCCGCCGACGAGCGTCATGTACGCGGTGGCGATCTCCCCTATGGCCCGAGCCCGGGTGTTGCGGTCCTCGCTGAAGACATCCCGGTAGAAGGAGTCGACGAACGGAGCGCCGACACCCGTGGCCCGCATGGCCGCCTTGGTGATGTTGGCGGGGCTAGTGGGGAACGGATTCAAGATGCCCAGCGCTGGCGTGTGGTTGATTGCGTCTTTGAACGCCTTGGGCATCCAGCCAACGGCTTGACCGACGCCCATGCCCCGCTGCGCCCAGACGGGCGGCTCCTCTTGCATCCAGGCCAAGGCCCGCCTGTTGATCTCAGCGGTGTCAGTGATGCCCTCTTCCTTGGCCTTGGCAATGCCGTACTCGTAGCTCTTGGGTTGGAACTGGACGTCCAGGGAGTCCGTGAAGTTGATCCAGTCCATCGCCGCCTTGGCATGGATCCCGGTGAACGCACCGTTCTCAATAGTTTTGTCGTTCAGGAGCACGTTGACCCACTGGTTCTCAATGCGTTCGTCGGTGATCTTGCTGGCCTCGATCCAAGCTGCGTCACCAGTCAGTCCACGACCTTCGGCTTTCTCAAGCTCCAGGCCCATGATCCGGCTCCATTCGGCGCTGGGGCCGATGAGTGACGAGAAGAACGTGTCCAGCGAACCCGAGACCCGACCAGAGACGCTCAGGAGCTTCCAGGCCTTGTGGGCAAACTGGGCCGGGATGTTCATGTTCTCAGGATCAATCCACCACGGGTTCTCCAATGTGTTGGCCGGGTCACGGGTCTCGCTAAAGAGCGACGTCTGACCGTCGCCTTGTCCCAGGTTCCGTTGGGCCAAGTCCATCGACGAGGCACCCAGGTTGCCGAAGCTCTCGCCAGTGCGGAACGATTCCCCGACCAAGCGGAAAGCGTTGGACCAGTTCGACACGTACTTGCCGTACATGCCCATGTTCAAGCCGGCCTGGCGCATGGCCCGGTACGCGGCCTTGTTGTCGCCTTTGAGGGCGGCGATGCCAGCTGTTCCGGTCTCAGCGATGGCCTGGTTGATGGGCATCGTGACGGCCCGGTACGCAGAGCCGACGAGCATTTTGGTCCAGGTCTTGGGTGACCACAGCAGCGCAGCCCGGTACGCCTGCACGAACATTTCCTGGTTCAGCCGGCCGACGTCGATCTTGCCGACGATGCTGTTGAGCTTGGCTCGCATCCCAGGATTGCCGCGGCTGGAGATAGCGACCTGGGCAGCGACCTCGGTCATCTCGGTGGCTTCGGGGCTCATGACCCCTTGCTCGATGTCGGACCTGATGTCGGGGTCGATCTTGCCCAGGATCGTGTTCAGGGGGTTGGCGATCTCGCCCTCGATGTCGGTGCCCATCGACTCAGCTGTTGCTGGCATCTCGGGTTCCACAGCCGCCTTGGACCCGACGATGCGGTTGGCGACGTTGGTGTCGAAGATGACGGTCTCTGGGGCACCTTCGCCCAGCTCAAAGTCCGGGTTGAACCGGATGCCGGAGTAGCCCTGGCCCACGGCCCAATCGCGGACTGCGGCCTTCTGGGCTCCAGTCATGTACAGGTTCTCCTCAAACCGCTCAAGGGGGCCGAGGTTCAGTTCCTGCACCAGGTCGGCAATGCGTTTGTCCATCGCCACCAAGTCAAGGATCCGTACGTCGCTGGGCAGGTCGCCAGCTGCAGCGGCCTCGCCGTAGGCCCCTGCGTAACGCGGGTCATTGGCGAAATACACACCGCTGCCCAGCAAATTGCTGTTGGGGCCAGAAGCTTGGAACCCGTTGTCGACGATCGACTGGGCATTGGCTTCCGTCGTGCCGTGGTACAGGGGGGTCCCGGCTGGCACCTGTCTGTGCGTCGGGTCGAAGTCGTACTTGATCTGCATCACGCTCAACCGCTGGCCGTCCTTGCGGGTGGCCGTCATCAAAGCGGTGTCGAGGCGGTGCTGGTCCTCAAGGCCAGACCACAACCGTTGCATCGACGCAGCACGATCAGCCTCGTCGACGGTGGACTGCCACTCAATCGCGGTCATGCCGTTCTGGGCGGCGATGTGGTCCCGGTGGATCAGGTTGGCAGCGAGAGCCACCAGGTCCTGTTGAGACTTGGGGTCACCGCGGCGGGCGGCCTCAAGCCGGGTCACTGTTGACTCAACGGCCCACCCATCGGCGTCCAGCTGGTCCATGGCGGCCTTGACGACCGCTGGCTGGCTGTAGCTCTCGATGCCGGTCTGCTGGGCCCTGCTGGTCAGCATCTCGCCTAGGGCCTTGTTGCTGGCAATTAGGGTGTCTGGCGCGTTCGGCACGTACTGGGTGTTGCCCGAGCGGCTGGTGATCCGACGCACGTCGCTGGCGCCCATCTGGGCAATTTCCTCAGGGGTCAGGTCCCCGGACTCCAGGGCCTGCAGGTTCTGGTCAATGCGCCGGGCGAACTCAGCGGGGTCCGGGGGATCGGCGGCGAACTGGACTTCCATGTCGCCAAGCTCAGCAATTTCCCTGGAGGACATGCCCGCTTCTAGTGCTGCCCTGTTGCGGGCTCGACGACGAGCAAGGATCTGCTCATTTGTCAGCGGACCACGGCTCTTGACTTCACCCAGTTTGGCTTTTTCAAACACGTCGTCCCAGGTCTTGAACTCACCGGTCTGCAAATAGCTGATGGCCCGGTCAACAAACTTTTTGATTTTTGCGAATCCTTCGGCGGGGGCTGGACCCAGGCCCCGCATGTAGCCAGAGAACGCCTCTGCCTGCGATTCTTTTAAGCTAATTGTTCCGTCGAGATACTCGTCGCCAAGAGATGGCTTGGACTTGGCCGCCAATTCCCTGATTTGTTTCTCGGCACCAGCCATCACCTTGTACTCGCCGTCGGTCAAAAACCAACGCTGAAGCCTGTGAAACGCTTCGTGGTACGTCGTTGCGATCCTCTCGGCCCAGCCCAACGGCCTTCCGTACGACGTCATTGCAATCCACATGACGTCGTCAGCCATTTCTCCCCTGTACTTGGGATAGCTCAACTTGCCAAGGGGTTGAGACTTGCGCCCAACAAGACTTATGTCTCCGTAAGCCTTGGCTTGATTAACTCCGTAAACGGCTTCAATGCGATCAACAAGTCGCAAGTCAATCGGGCCACAGATCTCAGCTGCAATCAGGGCCAAGTAGCTTTCTTGGTCGCCGCCGATGCGGGTTTGTCCTGTGTACCCTTCGCCAACGGTGCCACCGACGCCGGTCTCGACGCTGCGCCAGCCCTCAAGATTGGGCAGCTCGGCCGCAAAGTCAGCGCCACCAAAGCCTTGGTTCCGCACTTGGAGGGTGCCTGGCTCTGCGGTGGCCGCCATCTCTTTGATGCTGGGCTTGACGACGCGGGCCCCGTACGAAGCAACTTCCGCCGGGTCCAAGCCGTTGGACTCCAGCCAATCCCGGTACTTCTGGTGCGACTTGGATGCCTTGCCGGTGGCGTCACCAGCCAAGGTGTAGGCGACGCGGTCCAGGTCGGTCTCAAAGGTCAACTCAAACCGCTTCTGGCCGTAGCTGTAACGGGGCTTGAGGCCTGCCAGTTCACGGGGCAGGGTCAGGCCTGGGGGCTCAGCAGGAGCATCAGGCACAAAGGCGGACCCTGGGTAAGTCTGCTCGCCCTGGACGTTGACGCCCCGACGACTCAGCCAGCCACGTAGCGATGCAGCCAGTTGAGTGTTCCCTGCTTCTTCGGCAAGGCTCAGGCGCTCCAGTGCTGCAGAAATGGCTTCGTTCTCGTCCTTGGTGCCACCGGCCTTGGCTGCGGCCCGGTCCTTGGCCGTGAAGCCAGGGGTGATGGAGACGACGGGTGCATTCATCAACTGATCCACCACCGCCTGAGCCGTTGCGAGGTCTTGGACGACTGCCGCTTCTTGCTCAGTGAACTTGGCGAAATTGCGCTGCCAGTCGAGCTGGGCTTTCCGCGCCACGGCACCAGTTGCGCCCGGCTCGGGCTTGCTGGCCCTCAACGCTTCAAGTTCAAACCTTGTGCTTTCCAGTAAAGCCTGGACACGGTTGAGCCTTTCTTGCGCAATGTCTACTGCCCCCTGGCCGCGATACGGCCTGTACGGATATGCCTTCTCCAGGGCTTTGACCGCTTCATCCGAAACGGTGGGTGGCTCGATGGCAGTAGCTGGCGCCACGTCAACCGGCTTGGCCTGAATCGGCACCGGGTTCCCAGCGTTCTCAGGGGCCTTGACTTCAGGCAGGGCCCCGAGGTCGATCTCCCGTTTGCCACCGGGCAGACCGAAGTCCCCGGTGAACACAATGCCGTCATAGCCCTCCTGCTTGGCCACCCGTGCGACCTGGGCCACGTTGGCGGTCGCAGGGAGCCCCAGGAACGAACGGGCGTCAGCCAGGTTCTCAGCCTCTAGGGGGTCGGCAAAGGTTGTGGCGGCAGGTTCAGCTGCGGCAGTTGGGGCCGGTGGCTCCTGGATCTGCTTGGCCACAGCTTCGTCCTGAAGCAACCGCGGCCCATTCATCTCCTCAGAGATCGCGTCCCTCAACCGCTGGAGATTGAACTGCACCAGGTTCGCCGCGGCCTTGGAGCGACCTGCCCCTTCTGGCAGCTGGGCCGCCAGCTCATTCAAGATGTTGCGCACCGGACCTTCGTACGCGGTGACGCGGTTGAACACAGCCACAGCTTCAGCCGCCATCTTGCGAGCGGCTTGGCTGCCTTCGACGTTGATGGTGTTACCGGCGGCCTCCAGGTAACTGGTGTTCTTGGCCTGGGATGCAGCGGTCAGGGCCCGCATCTCACCCGAAAGCTTGTTGAACGCAGCAGTCCTGATGTCGATCAAGGCCACAACGTTGCTGGTCTTGAGCATCTCCTCAAACCCAGGCAACACAGGACCTGCGTCACCGCCTCCGGTGCTGGTGCTGGCGAACTTGGCCTCCTGCATGGCCTGGACAATCTTCTCGGCCGACCACTTGCCAGCGATTGCTTGCTTGGCGACGTCGCTGATGATTGCGTCGTCAACCCCTTCGGCAGAGCCCAAAGCCACGGCCTTGGGGGTGGGCAGGCTGCCGGTAGCGGCCTTGTCAAACAACCACTGAGGCAAGCGACTGAGGGCCACACCTTCGCTGGCCAGCTTCCCGTTCAGGTTGACGTTCTGAAGGCGCAGGTCCTCGATGGACATGCCGGTGTCCCGGAGAAGCTTGCCGGCATCAACAGCGGTGCCCCTGTCATCCTTGATGTTCTGCAGTGCTGCAACAACGCGGGCTTCTGCGGCTGTCGCGGCCTCGATGAACTGCACATTGATCATCGGGAACCCACTGCGTACAGCAAGCTCATGCCGGTTGTGGCCGTTTGCGACGTAGATCTGATTGACAGGCCCAAGCTCGCCCAGCTTGTCCCGCCAAACGCTGATGACGCCTGCGTACCGGGGGTCGTAGACGTTCTCCTCAGCAAGCGATCCACTGCGGCCGGTGGCCGTCTGGCCCTCTGCTTTGTACTGGAAAACCTTTGGTGCAACAGCAGCGTCACCAGTCGGGATAGTGGCAACCTGCTCGTAGGCCGGCTGGTTCATGCCTGGCAGCTGGCCCTGGGGCACCGCTGCAACCTCAGGCGCAGTCACCACCTCCTTGGCGGCCTCGGACTGCAGTCGTTGTGTCGCTACAACCAGCTCGGCTTGAGCCTGTTGCAGGGCCGCTGCTGCAGCTTCTGGCGTCGGTGGTGCGCTGGGGGCCGGGATGGCGCGCTGGGAGCCGGGGTCCGGCATTAGGCCAAGCTCGACGCCTGCGTCTTCCCGGGCTTTGCGGCCGATCGACGTCAGCTGCCAGGACTTCAGGCGCTTGCCTTCGACGTCGACCCCTTTGGTGATCTCGTACCCAAGAGCCCGGTCGACGATGTCGGCCTGGACCTGGATGTTGGTCAGCGGGTTGCCAAGCACATACGGCTTGTTGCTCTTCGCTGGGTTGGCATCCATGTACAGCTGCTTGCCGATGTCCCACATGGACCACGACTGGCTGCTGGCATTGGGGCCAAGCTCGATGCCAAGCTTGGCGGCCGCGTTGTTGAACGTGGCCCGGAGTTTCTGCGACGTCGCCTCAATCGCAATCTGATCCTGGCCAGCCAGGGCCTGTGCATACCTCTTGCCACTGGCGTTCAGCGGGCCAGCGTCAGGCCTGACGTCGCTGTAGTTCAGCTTGGCGGTGTACGAGTCAACCGGAAGCGACTGCGGGGTCTGGGGCTCCAGACGTCCCTGGATCTCGATGCCGGTCTTTTCCCACAACGGCTGACGACGCAGGCCCTGGTAGTACGCCACAGACGAGAACGCTGGCTTGCCGGACACGACACGCGGCGCTGGTGCAGCAGCAGGGGCTGGAGTTCCCGCACTTGGGACACTCGGGTCGACGGCAGCCGCAACCGGTGCCGTAGTTGCATCCTTTACGGCTTGATCAGCCTGGCCAACCTTGATCGTGCCCTGGATGACGTCGGCAAATGCTCGCTTGGTGGCACCTGCCATGGCGCCAATGCCACGGAAGCCCGTGCCCAAGCCACCGCCCAAGGGCACCGACCAGATCAGGTCGTTGATGGATTGCTTGATGCGGGCCTGCTCAACCGTGTCATTCGGGTCGGCCAACAGGCCCCTGGCCACGACACCCTCAAACACTGAGCCCTTGACCGTCTCGGCCAAGCTGTCGCTCAACGTCTTGTCGGTGGGCTTGGTGGCGTAGTAGGTGGCAATGGCGCTGGGGATGGCACCAGAGACGGCTTCTTCCGCAAAGATGCCGGCAACACGCTTGGCGCCACCAGCAGCTTTCAGGCCAGCAGTCGCGGCTTCAAAGCCAGTGGCCACCCTGGACACGCCAGGCAACCCACGCACCAAGGCTTGCACTGGGGCCCCGGCTCCACGGGCAACGGCGAAATACGGGACAAACCCAACGATGCTGGCAGCGACGTCCTCGACCGGGTTCTTGGGTTCAACGCGCATGTCGTCGTAGTTGGCCCACTCGGGCAGCCGCACTCGCGTGGCACTGGGGGCGCCGGGGCCCCTGGATGGGATCTTGACGTCCATGGGCGACGTGCCTGCTGCCATCTGCTCCCGGGCCAGACGTGCTCGGTCGATCTCAAGCCGAGCTGCATCCACAGCCCGCTGACCGCCTGCCGCCAGGGTCCGGCTGACTGATTGACCCAGGGCCGTCGTCGGCGCAGCTTCCCTCGACGCAGCTGCAATGCTTTTGTTCAGGTCCCCGGTCTGCATGAACGTGGAGACACCAGTCCCGAGAGCAGTGATCTGCTTCATGGGGTTGAAGTCGTTCAACGTCCCCATGAATCCACCGCCGGCCGATGGCTGGGGCTTGGGTTTAGGTGGAGCCCCGGCACCCATGCCGCCTGACGACACGTAGACCCGGCGCTCCTCCCCGGTCTTGGGGTCACGGATCGTTTGGATAGGCATGGATCAGTTGGCGATGGGATCAGTTTGGACTGTTGCCGTCAAAGAACCAAGCTTTCAGCGAAGATATTTGCGGGCAGCCTTTTGCACCTCTGGCTTCTGGGCCTGGCTTCCGCCTGGCAACGACGGCCACGTGTTGCGCAGCAAACGATCTGCTTCGTCGTAACGACCAGCCCGTATTGCCGCCCAGGCCGGCTTGTTGTAAACGCGAATCCAAGCGGCTGAAGCTTTGGCCGATCGGTTGTAATCCGGGTCCCGTGGATCAATGCCACCCGATGCAGCAATCGCCTCCTTGGAGAACGCCGGGAACGCTTGGAAATAGCCGCGGCCAGGCGACCCTTCGGCGTTGGGGATGTTGCGGATTCTGGTTTCGATGTAGGCCAGCCGCTTCATGTAACCGTCGACCCTGGCCTGTGGAGTGACGGTCGACTGGGTCCTGGCAGCAACCACTGGCCGCATTGTGGCCGCGACGGTTGGTGCAGCTGCAGCCGGTGGCACCAACAGGTTGCCCATGGCCCTGCTCGCAATCTGGACGCCAGCCAGTGCTCCGTTTTGCTGAGGAGCCGTCCGACGCGCGGGTGTTGCCCTTGAGATCTCTTGGCCATCCATGGACTGGATGCGCTGGCGTTGATCCTCTGGCACGTCGATGCCCAGAAGACGGAACTGATTCAAGATCACTTCAGACGGCTTCTGACCACCAGGCCCTGTCGTCAACGTTTTCATCAGCGTCCTGAAGTTTTGGCTGGGCGTCCCATTGAGGAAAGCGTCGACGTCGGTCGCAAAGGCTTCCGCCCCGTACAGCGGCCGGACCTTGGCCTGGCCTCGCAGGTTGTTGGCGTCCCGAGGGGCGATGGTGCTGCGGCTCCAGTTGCCGGTGTTCCTTTGCATCAACTGAGAACCGTTCTCGTACATGGGGGCCTGGGTGCCACCCACCTCCTCACGTCGCCTGAGGCCAAAGTTGCTGTTGGCCCACAGTTGATTCAATGCCTGCACCGGGTCCTTGCCCTCCTTAATGGCTTGGTACACGACTTCGTGAGACCTGCGACGTGCGTCGTCTCGGAACTTGTACAGGGCCTGGGACTCAAACGATGTGACGGTGGAATCGCCGTAGGAATTAGGGCTACCGACGTACAGCTCCCAGTCCTTGGTCTTGTCGTCGATGCGCTTGTTGATGTCCTTGTCGTAGGTCCGCACCTCTTTGGAGCCCTGGGCCGACAGGGTAGTTTGGATGCTGATGGCCGTTGCGCTGGTGATCCGGTCAGCAGCTAGGTCCGCCTGCAGTTGAGCTGTCAATTTGTTGCGGGCAGCCTCGTCGCCAGCTGTATTGGCCAGCTGCTGGGTGTACCACAAGGCCCGTTGCTCCTGGACCGGCTTGACAAAAGTCTCAGTCAACTGACGCTCGGACGCATCAAGCTGCGAGAACATGGCTGCCCGCTTGATGCCGTCAGGTTCAACAGCCGCCCGATTCCGCTCGGCCTGGAAGAAGCCCTTGATGGCAGCCGGATCAGAACGACGCCCCTCCGGCAAGGCTGCGGCCAGTCGGGCGTCGTAGGCCTGCTGCTCCTGGATGCCAGCCATTTGGGACTGCTGGGTGTTGTCTTGGATCTGGGCAGCATTGGCTCTGGCCGCCACCTGGTCCAGAAACGCTTCGCCGCCCAGGGTGTTGTACAGGCGCAAGGCTTGGTTCGGGGTGCCGTCTGCCTTGACCCGTTGATCAACGGGGCCAATCATCACCGAGCGGAGGGCAGGCTTTAGCACTGCATCCATGTCGACAATGGCAAAGCCTTGGGACCTAGCAGCTGAAACGACGTCGGCGGCAAACCCTTCAAGGTATTTGTTGATCAGCTCTGTCTTTGTTTCCTCCGGCACGCCAAGGATCCTGATCGAATCAATCTCCTGTTGCAGGGCCCGGCCGACGTACTGAATGGCATAGACGTCGTTACCTTTGCCGCGAACGGAAATGTAATCGGCGGCAATGCTTTGCCTGTTAACCGCGACCTGGGCTGTCAACCTGCCAGCCTCGGCCGTGTTGTATCTCTTGCGCTGGGCCTGGTCGGCCTGGAGCTGCGCCTGAATAATGATGCCTTGATTCTTGGCGTAGCCCTGGGGCGACATCTGTGCGCCGCCAAACAGTTGCTCGTCCCGGTACTGCAAGTACCTGGGGTCGTCGGACGACAGGGTGTTGAGTTCAACGTCCTTGCCATCCACCTTGATCGTGGAGGTGTTGGCTATCCGGTCCGGCAGTCTCAGTGCTGCGTTCTGGATTGCGTTCTGTTCAACGGAGCGCTCTAGCCAATACCTGCCAACCGAGGAGTTCTGTTTCTCTCGGACAACCTGCAGCATGCGGGCTGCATCTGGGTTCCCCAGGGCCGCAGCTTTCTCCAGGTTGGCAGCCAGGTCGGCAATGCCACGGGCTGGACCAAACCTGCTGGCTTGGCCAACAAGGGCCCCAGTGGCTGCCTCTTGCCTCTTGTCCTCTTCTTTCCTGTTGGCGAGCCATGTCTCGCCAAAGCTCTGCAGGGTGGAACTGAATCCCCCCAGGGCCTTGGACAGGTTCGCCAAGTCCTGACCGGGATTCGGCAGATCCGGTGGCGCAAAGATCTTGGGAGGTCCACCCAGCGTTGGTGCCCCAACCCGCTGGAAAGTATCGACCGGTGTCGCCCGTGGCTGCAGGGACGGAGCATTGATCGAGCCTTGAGCCAAGGCCCCGCCAGACGCCTCGGTGGGGATGCCACCCAAGAGCTGTGCGGCTGTAGCGCGGCCGGCTTCGCCGTAGGACTGACCGGTTGATAGACGTGCCATGGGTTATGCCCTCTTGAAGCCCCAGTAATTTGTCTTGAGCCCAGCAGCTTTCATGGACGAAGCTGTGCTCAAGCCCGTCTGGACGCCACCAATGGCAGCCCCTGCCCCCTGCAACAAGAAC